TATGATAAAAAAATTATTAATTACAGTTTTTGTTTGTTTGTCTTTTATAACACTATCGGGGTGTGGAAATAAAGATATTCTTGGAACAACTTTTACTTTCAAATACGCAAAAGTCAGACTAGTTGACGGACGAATTGTCGAAGGTGAAGTAAAGCAATGGGCAAAATATGACAAACAAGATAGTATTCGTGTGACTTTCGAAAATGGCGAGGTATATTACACCCACTCAAGCAATGTGACTTTGTACAATAAATGATGAGGTGGAGTGATGAACCTAGAAGAACTAATCACTACACGCAATAAGTATCAACGGAAACTAGAAGACAAGAACGCATACCGTGAATTATGCGAGACTGTTGGAAAGAATAACGCTACTGCTAACCGTAAGTGGTTGAAAAGACGCATTAAAGAATTAGATAGCCAAATCGAGGCGCTATCAGGACTGTAGAGGGTTCGCACCCTCTATGGTCATATGCCACAAAAATAAATAAAAAGGAAAAGCTTTCTTTTTACAAATAGAATATCAATTCAAATAGTCTTAAAGTGGCAGAAAGACAAGGCTTGCTATTTGTGGAAGGATAGCAAGTCATACAGTGCGAGAAGACCAATAACTAAACTTTGGTTTTATCCTTAACACTCGCACTCGAACGGTCAAACTATAAAAATAAAAGGAGTATCTTTCTAAAATTGTTTCTATCATCACTTGGCGTCTGACCGTACGCCACCCCTCGCCGAAGCGGGACCGTGGAAAGTCGCTGGAGCGTTACCAGCCGAGGGGTTAAAGGGCTAAAAATAAACGAAAGGAGATGTCTCTCTTAATTCATAAATCTAAAATCTAAAATCATGATAATTCAAAAACATAAGCGAGCCACTAGCCCTTGGTGCGCTTGATTTCATAGGGAGAGAAAGAAAATAGATGTTTTTTAACGAGCTACTAAAAAATAAAACAAAGGAAAACGCCAATAGAACGCTTAAGCGTTACAGAAACTATTTGCGCATAGCTGGTGAGGAGTATAGTCCCAAGGTTACAGCTACATACTCACTAGAACCTAAGAGTGCGCCAGGATCTCCGAGCCGTCAAACTGAGCAAATGGTCTTGAGACGAGTCAGCGCACAGCAAGAACTAGAACATATCGCAGAAGCTATCAACAGGCTATCAGATGCTAACTTGTCACAGATATTAGTAGAGCGATACTGTCGTTTACGGTTTAAACAAGACAAAGAAATCTATCCAGAGTTGGGTTATTCATCTAGCGAATATTATCGGCTACTGGATCAAGCTCTATTTGAATTTGCAGAAGCATACAAGGGCGGGGAATTGCTTGTCTTTAACTTGGGAGATAATTGGGAGATTTGTGGGAGATAATTGGGAGATAATTGGGAGACGGTGAACTGATTAACGTGGTATTATGGTATCAGGCAAGGAAATGTAAAAACAACACGCACACGATGGCTGAATAACTCCAGTTAAACTATTTTTTTGTATCTCCCTATAAAACATTAGTTAATTTTTTTCATGTTACGGATTACCTTGCCTTTTATTTTTAATACAAAACACGGTCACAGGATGTGGCCTTTTTATTTTTGCCAGAGAGGAGGTAGTTTAGTGAGTGGATAAATTGACCCAAAAACAAGAGTTGTTTGTCCAAGGGATAATCTCTGGACTACCTCAAAGACAAGCATATAGACAGGCTTTTCCATCCTCTAAAAAGTGGAAAGAAAACACGGTTGATGTTAAGGCAAGCGAGCTGCTTCGAAATGGTAAGGTTTTGGTAAGGTATAGAGAATTATTGAAACAATTCTCAAACATGTCTTTATGGGCTAGAGAGCAGGCTTTTAATGAGTATGAATGGCTTAAAAATAAAGCTAGAGCAAGTATCGAAATTGAGGGAGTGAGACAAGCTAATTCCACGGCTTTTCTTTCAGCCTTGGATGGCATGAATAACATGGCATTTAGAGATTTAGAGTTAGCTGATAAGAAACTAAGGCTTGAGATTGAAAACCTCAAAGCTCAGTTAGGCTCTAACGATGAGAACGATACAGTAATTACTGGATTTACATTTGATAGGAGTGAGTACAATGGCAATACTGAACCTAGCGAAACTGATTAACCCAGTATTTGATGAAGTCCTCTACACGCTCAAGAGTCACATAGTGCTCAAGGGTGGCCGTGCCTCTACTAAGTCCTCTGTGGTATCCATTGACCTTGTAAATGACTTTATCAATGATCCTATGGGGAATGTGGTAGTACTCCGAAAAGTAGGCAAGTACCTGAGAATGTCTGTCTATGAACAGATAAGATGGGCCATTTATGAGATGGGGCTAGCTAATCAGTTCAAGTTTGGGAAATCTCCCTTACAGATAACCCATAAACAGACAGGGACGGCTTTTTATTTTTACGGTGTAGACGACCCTATGAAACTCAAGTCGCAGAAGATAGCGAAAGGCTATGTAATGTCTGTATGGTTTGAGGAGTTGGCAGAGTTTGCTGGCCGAGAAGATATAGATATCGTAGAAGATACCTTTATCCGTCAAGAGTTGCCTAATGGTAAACAGGTCAAAGTCTATTTTACTTATAACCCACCACGCAATCCCTATGATTGGATTAATGGCTGGGTAGCCGAGAAATCAAGCGACCCAACCTACATGATACATCACAGCACCTACTTAGATGATAAGCTAGGCTTTTTGTCTAAACAGATGATCGAGAAGATAGAGCGGTACAAAGAGACCGACCCTGACTATTACCGATGGATGTATTTAGGCGAGGTAATCGGTCTTGGTAATCATGTGTACAACATGAATTATTTCAAGCCACTACAGAGCCTTCCTGAAGATGATAGGCTTATCGGTATATCATTTGCCTTGGATACAGGACACCAGCAATCAGCGACTGCCTGTGGAGCTTACGGATTGACTGCAAAAGGTAATGTTATCTTGCTTGATACGTTTTACTATTCACCAGCTGGCAAGACCATCAAAAAGGCTCCTAGTGAGCTCTCTGTTATGATCCATGACTTTATAGACAAGGTCATGAAGACTTACAGAGTACCTAAATTAAAAATGACTATTGATAGTGCGGAGGGGGCTTTGAGGAACCAATACTTTAAAGACTATGGCGAACGCTGGCACCCAGTGGCCAAGAAGAAAAATCAGACCATGATAGATATGGTTATCAGTCTACTAGCTGAGGGGCGTTTCTACTATCTTGACATTCCTGCTAATAAGGTCTTTGTTGAGGAGCATAAGATGTACCGCTATGATGATAAGACCATCAACACAGATGATCCCAAAGTCATCAAGGAAGATGACCATACGGTAGACGAGTTCAAGTATTTTGTCCTAGACAACGCTAGAGAGTTAAGACTAAAAGCCTAAAGGAGCTAACAATGGGAATAGTACAGACTATCAAGAATTTTTTCACAAGGAGCAAGTATGTGATGACAACACAGAACTTAACGAATATCACTGATCACCCTAAAATAGCAGTGTCATCTACAGAATATGACCGCATTAGGGAAAATCTCAAGTATTATGCAGGACATTATCCACAGATTGAATACATCGACAGCAACGGCACGCCTCAAAAGAGAGCTTTTAACCATCTGCCCATCGGACGTACAGCAGCCAAGAAGATTGCAAGCCTAGTGTTTAATGAGCAGGCTGAAATCAAACTAGATGATAAGGACGCTAATAAATTCATTCAGAAACAGCTACAAGATGACAGATTTGTTAAGAACTTTGAGCGTTACCTGGAGAGCGGTTTGGCACTTGGTGGATTGGCCATGAGGCCATACGTTGATAGAGACAAGATAAGAGTCTCCTTCATTCAAGCGCCTGTCTTTTTGCCTCTACAATCAAACACACAGGACGTCTCTAGCGCTGCTATTATCACTAAGACAATCAAGTCAGAGGGCAACAAGCAGAAATTTTATACACTGATTGAGCTGCACGAATGGGGTAAGGATGACAAGTACACAGTCACTAATGAGCTCTACAAGTCTGATAATCAGAATGTGGTAGGCTCTAGGGTTCCTCTATCAGAACTCTATGAGGATCTTGAGGAAGTAGTAGACCTGAACGGCTTGAGTCGTCCGCTCTTTACTTACTTGAAAACTCCAGGCATGAACAACAAAGATATTAACTCAGCTCTTGGGCTATCTATATTTGACAACGCTAAGACTACAATGGACTTTCTTAATACAACCTATGACGAGTTTATGTGGGAGATTAAAATGGGTCAGCGCAGAGTGGCCGTCCCTAGTCAGATGATTAAAGTCGAGTACAATCAGGAGGGCGAGAGTGTCACAGTCAAGCGTGAGTTTGAGGCAGGGCGTAATGTCTATGAGCAGATTGACTCAGGAGATATGGACAAGGGTGTAGGCATTACTGACCTTACGACACCTATCCGATCGGATGACTATATCAAGGCTATCAATAAGATCCTGGCGATTTTTGAAATGCAGATAGGAGTATCTTCTGGCACCTTTACCTTTGATGGCAAGAGCTTAAAAACAGCTACTGAGGTTGTCAGCGAGAACTCAGACACTTATCAGATGAGAAACAGCATTGTCAGCTTAGTAGAGCAGTCACTGAAAGAGCTCATTATCTCAATGCTAGAGCTAGGCAAAGCCTACGGTCTCTATAAGGGGAGTATCCCTGACATGGAGAAAATCAGCATTAACCTTGATGATGGAGTCTTTACAGACCGCAACGCTGAGCTTGATTACTGGGTCAAGGTTGTAAATGCTGGTTTTGCTACGGATGTCATGGCCATTGAAAAAGTTTTGAATGTTACGCCTGAAAAAGCTAAAAAAATCAAAGCTGAAATCAGTGGAAATGCTATTGATGAGGCTAGTGGAGAGCGCAGTATTGAGGATGTATCCACATATGGAGAGTAACATGAAAAAACTATTTAGATTTATTTTGCCACCAATGAACCCAGCCAAACTATTTATTAAGCCGCCAAGCAGGTTTTTGAGGTGGGTATGGTATGACTGAAAAGAAACCAATCAAGCTAAATGATGAGCAGTTAATGCTTGACGCTAGTAACGTTGCAGACATCTATCATCAGCTAACTCTTGAACTATTTGACCAGGTTATAGACCGTATCAAAGAGCGTGGTTCTGCTAGCCTTGATGATAACCCTTATATTTGGCAACTTGAGAAAATGAATGAGATGGGCCTACTCAATGAGGATAATGTCAAGCTCATTTCTGACCGTTCAGGCATTGCTGAGGAGCAACTTAGGCATGTTATCCAAAATGAGGGTTACAAAATCTACAAAGACACCAAACAGCAACTTTTAGAGGCTACTGGTGGAGGTGGTTTTGCTGGCAACTCTATCATTCAGACCAATCTAGCTGCTTATGTCAATCAGGCTATGGGAGATATAGACAATCTTATCAATACCACACTGCCAATGAGTGTCAGAAAGGTTTATCAGTCTATTGTCCAGGAGAGCGTGGCCAAGGTTGTCACAGGACTCACTACCTCAGACAAGGCTATCTCTGATACAGTCATGAAGTGGGCTCAAAAAGGCTTTTACGGCTTTACTGACAGCCAAGGCAAGCACTGGAAAGCTGACACATATGCTAGGCAAGTCATCAAATC